CCCGATCAACCGGACACAGAATGCCATGCGTTTGTGGCAAAGCGCTGGGCAGATGCTTGGTGTGGAGGCTTTGCAACCGGTCAGAGATCCGGCACCGCTCCTTGGAAGCAGAGGAACTGGCGTAACAGTGAACTTCGCTCCAACTATCCAAGTGTCGGGGGGAGCCACAACTGCGGATCAGATTCGAACTGTACTGCGGGAACAGGAAGCTCAATTTGAGGCGAAATTCCGCCGGCTGTATCAGGAGATGGTGCAGCGGGAAAGGAGGTTGTCTTTTGATTAAAAGGTATACAACAATCCAAGGTGATATGTGGGACTTTATTGCGTTTAAGATCTATGGCAGTGAACGCTTTATGGATGCTCTTTTGGAGGCGAATCCGGATCATGCTGAAACGATTGTTCTTCCAGCAGGAATCGAGCTTGATTGCCCAGAAGTGAGTAGGAATGCCCCCCGCTTTCTGCCGCCTTGGAAGGAGGGGTGAGGGTGTCTTTTGTTGCAAGTGCAGTTGAAAGAATGATGGGCACTCTCCCAGGAGGGTCTAGCTTAGCCTATCGCACCTGGTGCGAAGTCCTCTATACGCCGAAAGGTAGCAATGAGAGCAAGGATATTTCAGAAGAGATTAGTAAATATTTATTGAGCTTGGATTATACCGACAACATCGAAGGGCAGGCAGATGATCTAAGTCTTACATTAGAAGATCGTGCCCAACTTTGGACGTCTGATTGGTATCCGCAACGAGGGTCCAAATTAGATGTTACGATTTATACCTTGAATCGGGGTCGCCTAGATGAGGGTTTAAAATCTTTGTTTTTAGGCAGTTTTGAAGTCGATGAGATAGAAATCAAAATGGCACCAGCGACGGTTCAGATCAAGGCTGTAGGTGTGACCTTCGAAAGCAGTCTGCGCGGCGAAAAGAAGAACCGGACTTGGGAAAAGATTACGGTCAAGAAATGCTGCGAAGATATTGCTGCGGGAAATGGGTTGACGCTTGATTGGTATTGTGAAAATAATCCTCCCTTGGATCACGTCGAACAGTCCGATGAATCAGACCTTGAATTCTTGAAAAAAGTGGTCAAAGATGCGGGACTTTGCCTGAAGGTAGACCTGAAGAAATTGACGGTTTTTGATGAGCAGCAACAGGAAAAGGGATATGCCAAACTCTTTTTCTTGCATCCAGGGCTTGAGCAGCTAGCTCAAAAGATTCAGGATGGAACGGACGGGCCGAGATATATTTATTCGTTCGCCGATTACCAGCTGAAGGCGAAAACGAGAGACGTTTACAGGGCTTGCCATGTGAAATATAAAAAGGGTAAGGAGAAGGCCGTTATTGAGGCTACTTTCGTCGATCCCAGTAAAAAAGAGGGCCAAACCCTAGACGTCAGTGAGCAATGTGAGACAGTCGCAGAAGCTGAACGCTTAGCCCGAAAGAAACTGAGAGAGAAGAACAAGGAAGAAGTTACTGCAGCCTTTAATCTTACTGGTGATACGATTTATGCCGCAGGTCAATTAGTACAGCTGCAGCACTTTGGAGTTTTTGATGGGAAGTACATCATCACGCGCGTTGCGCTGAGGCTCGGAGGCGGCTTTACTGCCAGCCTTGATTTAAGGAGGTGTCTTGATGGATACTAAGCGGCTCCTGGAAGGGATGTTCTATATCGGAGAGGTAAGCTCATTAGAACCTCAGACCGGAATGGTAAGAGTCGTTCGGTCCGATAAAGAAAACAAGGTGTCTGGAGAACTCTTCGTCATTCAAAGGGGGTCCAGCCGAAGTAAAGACTATTGGATGCCTGCGGTGGGTGATCAGGTGCTCTGTTTGCAGCTGCCGAATTTTTCAGGAAAAGGAACAGGAGATGGTTTTATCCTGGGAACGTTTTACAGCCAAGCGGACACGCCGCCAGCTGGAGCATCCGCAGATACCAGGGTGCTAAGTCATCCAGGGGACATGGTCCTCAATGTTGGAGGAACGCTGACCATCCATGCCGGTTCCTTGGACGTTCAAGGCGCGGGGGATGTGGTGGCTAGTGGAATTTCCCTGACGGGCCATGTTCATGGAGGGGTTGTATCTGGCGGAAGCACTACTAGTGGTCCTCAATAAATCAATGAGAAGGTGAAATGATGTACATCGGATATATGGGTCCTGTTGTTTTCTTGGCATCGTCTACTTATACACTGACTCCTTCCAGGATGGGACAGGAAGGGGAAGGAAGATGGGCCGACCATGATCTTATCCATTACAAGCCGGTCAGTGAATTTCTTGGGCCTGGGCTGCAGTCCCTTGCCTTCGATTTGATACTATCCAGACAGTACGGGGTAGATCCTGACGGCGCGGTGAAATTGCTCCGCCAAATGAGGGATACGGGAGTTGTCTTCCCCCTTATTATTGGCGGGCACCCTATCAGCCAAACCTATTGGCGACTAATGAGTATGTCGGAGAATGATAACTATTATGGGCCAACTGGGAATCGCATATGGTGCAAGCTGCACGTGCAGCTAAAGGAATACAGCGTGGATAACTATACAGAAGAGCAATCCAAGGTTGATTTGTATGGATCCATCGGGAATGTCCTGGCTACAGTCTTTTAAAGGAGGGATGACCTATGGCGCAAACATATAGGGTGGATGGACGTCCTGCGGCAACCATCGACTTTAACCCCTCCACCTTGGTAACTGAAGTGCTGCAGAACGTAAAGACAATCTTATCTACGGTGAAATACTCAGTGCCACTTGATCGAGGTTTTGGAATTGGTGGGGATGCAGTTGATATGCCTATGCAGCAGGCGGCGGCTATGCTGAGTGGAGAAATCTTTGCTGCAATACGAAGATATGAGCCTCGCGCCATGATTCAATCCATCAAGTTTTCTGGGGATGAATCTGGAAAGCTAATTCCAATTTTGGAGGTGAGAATTGTTGGAACTGAATAAAATAGCTGACGTAGGCTTTGCAGATTATGATGAAGAACGCATTAAACATGCCGTGATAGACGCCTATCAGAAAATAGCCGGACGAACACTTGCCAAAGGTGATCCGATACGGCTAATTTTATTATCCATCGCGGCCATTATCATTGAGCAGCGATATTTGATTAACCAGACCGGAAAGATGAACCTGCTAGCTTATGCCAAAGGAAACTATTTGGACCATCTAGGCGCTTTGTTTGATGTGGAACGAATTCCAGCTAAAGCCGCAAGGGTAACCGTGAAATACACGCTGTCTACGGCTGCTGTTAATGGCGCCTATATTATCCCAAAAGGGACCCGGGTGACAGACCAAGCCGGGGCCATCTATTTTGCGGTTGATGAGGCTACGGAAATCTCCGTTGGAGAAATGTCATGCTTGGTACACTGCACCTGCACACAGGTTGGAGAAGTGGGCAATGGATTTCTTGTGGGAAGCCTATCGCGTCAAGTTGATCCTCTGCCATTTGTGGCATCTGTTTCCAATACGACTGTCAGCGCAGGAGGCGGGGATACAGAAGGGGATGATGCCTATCGAAATCGCATCCACGAAGCCCCTGAGTCTTTTTCCGATGCAGGTTCTTACGGGGCGTATGCCTTCTTTGCAAAAAGCGCTAATACAAATATTATCGACGTGAATATTTCTTCCCCTGCTGCTGGCGAGGTGCTTCTAGTGCCGTTGCTAGCTGGAGGTATTTTACCAGAACAAGAGATACTGGATGAAGTCCTGAAGGTGTGCAGCGCAGAAAAGGTTCGGCCCCTAACGGATAAGGTGACTGTCAAGGCGCCTACTGTTGTGTCTTATGATATCAACGCGTCTTATTATATCCTAACTGACGATAAAGCACAGGGAACGGCCATTCAGGAAGCGGTGACCAATGCTGTTAGCCAATACGTGATGTGGCAGAAATCAAAATTGGGGCGTGATATCGATCCCTCTAAACTGTATGAACTCATGGTACAAGCTGGAGCTCGAAAGGTTACGGTGACGGCTCCAGTCATCAAGCAGCTGCAGCGAACTGAACTGGCAGTGGCAGAAGACGTAACGGTGACATTTTTAGGGGGGGCAGATGAATGAGTAAGCTAAAAGACGTTGAATTGAAAAGCATCTTGCCCACTTCTATCTCGGAAGACGAGAACGTTAGAAAAACAGCGGACGCAGTTTCTAACGAGTTGACTGCTGTTACAACTCTCATCCCAAATGTCCTAGTCTATAGCCGTATCGATCAGCTGCCTGAAAACCTTTTGGACCTTTTAGCATGGCAATTTCACGTCGAGGATTATGATGATTCTGCGGACATTGACATTAAGCGTAAGCAAGTCAAGACGGCGATAGCCGTGCATCGATATAAAGGCACAGTGTATGCGGTTAAGGTAGTCGTGGAGGCTCTAGCTGGAGGAGCTAAGGTCAGAGAATGGTATGAATACGGGGGAAACCCGTATCACTTCCGCGTGGAACAGATGCCCGATAAGGTGCGATGCGGGGGAAGTGTGGAAGCTTTTACTCGTGCAATTGAAAATGCCAAAAATGTTCGCAGCTGGCTTGACGAATTAAGATGGCAAAGAGAACTAAAGGTAAGAAAACGCTATGCGATAGCCGCCGGTGTGTCAAAAGAGATAACCATCGGCTTACCAAAAATTAATAATGTGGATGTATTGCAGCCGAATCGATTTGCGACGGCTGCATTTCTTTTTAAGGAAATCTGGATAGGAGGAAAAAATGGCTGATTGGTCTGGAGCAATTATGACAAAACAGGGAAGAGCCCTGGAAGCAAAAGTAACCGCAGGCATCTGTAAGTTGGAGCTGACAAAGCTGAAGGTGGGAGACGGCGAACCGCATGAAATTGAAAGCATGACAGATTTAGCTGCGCCCAAACTTGATATTGGCATTTCATCCATTTCGCCCACTGATGCTGGTATTTGCGATATTGAAGGTGTTATCACCAATGCGGAGCTAGAAAAAGGATTTTATATGCGGGAACTTGGCATATATGCCACGGATCCGGAAGAAGGGGAAATATTGTACGCCGTAGCCACCGATAGTCATGCTGATTACCTGCAGGCGAAAGGAAGCAGCACTACACTGTCTGTCGGATTGCATGTGCAAGTGGTCATCACTAATGCTGATAGCGTAATGGCTATCATTGACCCGAAGGGACTCACGACTCGGACAGACCTTGCCGCTCACGACGAATCAGACGCTGCTCACGAAAACCGGTTTAAGCTCTTTGAGAAAATCGCAACACTCGGTGATGACATCATCAAAAAGCTGGCCCTCACGACGACCATCACAGCAATCAAAGCGCTCGAAACAAACAGCTGGTTCGGCCAGCTGCTCAAGATGGTGCTGACAGCTAGCGGGGTCAGATACCTTGCCGCTCAAAACGGGTACATCTGTTTTGGTTCATTTTTTGGAAACCTAATTATACAGTGGGGACATGGATATCAAGGTGATGTTTACTACCCAGTCGCTTTCAATTTGCTCATCCCTCGCATTTTAACCCAGCATGAGGGGATAGATTTTTATCAAACAAAGCCAAGCGCCGTTTCTTTAACTCGGTTTACCTTAACCGTCGTCGGCGACGGCACCGCCAAAGATGCTGATTGGTATGCCGTAGGCGCTTAAACAGTGGATAAGAACGGAGTCCACAAAGCAGCAATGGCAGGTTGCTTTGCCAGTTAGCTTTAAAATGGATTGCCTTGCTTCAATGGCCACGCTGGTTGGTTCATCTACAATCGCAGATAGCTTTCGTTCCGTCAAAATACAACAGCTTCAGCAATCCGGCATCAAAATCACTCTTGAATCTTCAAACCCTGATATGAGCGGCGTTTGGGTAATCAGCGGCAAATATCTCAGCCTCTGTTTGGGTCACAAAATATTCAACCGGTCGCTGACGTCCAGCTTCACTCACTACAAAAACAAAGGGCCGTCGTCTGCGGCCCGATAGATGCTTGATACTCCCATACCCATTGGGTTTTCTCATTTTTTCATCATCCTTTCACGAAAGAGGGTAAAAAACATGACAGCAACTAATGTATCTTACTACGCCGCGGCGTTTGACGCCACGGGAAAGCGTGTAGCAACCAAAATCTGTGACTTTAACCCGCTAAAAAATCCCAAACAGCGGGCGGCCCTATTGGACGAGGTCAAAGCTTGTGCAGCAAGCGCTGCGGTGGTCGACATCATCCCGTCCGACGACTTTATCGCCTACCTCGACGGCAAGGTCCGAGACAGCAAGACGGGCCGTCCCGTTGACTACGTCCCGCCGGAACCGACCGCAGAAGAAAAGGCTGCCGCAGAAAAGGCATCTCTTGCCGCTGAGTACGAGGCTAACAAGACGGAGATGCTGACCGCACTGCAAGCAGCTACACTTGCCGGAAATTCCGACGCAGTGTCCAGTATCCAGCAAGATTATAAAGCTATGACAGCGGCTTACAAAGAAGCGGTGGAAGGAGTGACGGTAAAATGAGTTTTTGGAAACGGAAAAAATATTGTCAGTACTGTGGGAGCGAGCTAAAGTCCGATGGCAGCTGCAGCAACGAAAGATGTATCGCTTATGTCGGCGAAAAGAAAGCTAAGGACGAAGGAGCGAGCAAAGAATGAGCGATCTTTTGATGGAGGGGTCACACACGCTCATTAGTCTTGCCATCGGCGGGCTAGCCGGGTACTGTGTGGCCTATGTGACGGGCCTCAAGGCCGTGCGTAAGGGGATGCAGCTCATCCTGCGGGCGTCCCTCAACGATATGTACTGCCGTTTTCAAAGCGCGCCCCCGACGGTCGAGGAAAAGCTCATCTGGCAGGAGATGTACGGCGTGTATGAGCGCCTTGCGGAAAATGGCGTCATGCAGGCCAAGCACGAGGACGTGCTCCATATGAGTGAGAGGCGTTAGCAAATGTTTGAATTTGAAAAAATCGACGTTGAAAATATTTTGGTCATCCTGGCCCTCTCGGTGAGCCTCATCATGGCCGTCCTCAGCCATATGGACAACTTAGCCATGTCCATCGTGACTGGCCTCTTAGGCTATATCGGCGGGACCATCAAAGGAGGGAACGGAACTAATGGCAAAAATAGTAACAGTTGACGAGCTGAAGCAGCTGGCAGACGCAGCCCGGAACGAACTTTTTGAGCAGGCCAGACAGATGGGACGTGACCCGAAAATATACCTGCACTGGACCGCAGGACGGTACGAAGCAGACTTTGACGACTACCACGTCTGTATCCACGGCAATGGCAAGATCATGTTGATGGCAGACCTAACGGAGACGCTGGCCCACACGTGGCGGCGGAACTCCGGAGCTATCGGCGTTGCCCTTGACTGCGCCTACAACGCCACCAGCGACGACTTAGGCGACTACGCCCCAACGGCCGTCCAGATTGAGACGCTGGCCCAGGTCGCGGCAGCCCTTGCGGACGGACTGTGGCTTACCATCGACAAGCCCCATGTCATGACACATGGGGAAGCGGCAGACAACGAGGACGGGATTGCCTGCCACGAGCCGTACGGGCCTAGGACCACCTGTGAGCGGTGGGACTTGGAATATCTTGGCACGCCTGAGAGTCCGTCCTTTAATCCTTGGGCGACGGACGGCAGCCGTGGCGGCGACGTGCTGCGCGGCAAGGCTAACTGGTATCGGGCCACATGGAAAAAATGACATGCCAAAATATCGGCTATTTTTTTGACAGCGAAAGGAGATTAAATCATGAGCAAATGGACTGATGTGAGAGACAATATTGTTGATGCGCTGAATGTCGATGTCGTGACCGATGAACTGAAAGACCAGGTCACCAACACTCTGCTGGAACAAGTTATGCCAATCATTGAAAATGCCGTAGATGGCTTTTCTGAAAAGGTGAAGGCACAGGCTCCTCAGGAATCCGGCTGGTGCCGCGTCCGTGATGGCATCGTTCTGCCGCTGGTCATGGAAGGGCTGGTGTTTGTGGTAAAGACCGTGCTGACGAAAGCAACGGCGGAGAATGCAAAAGAAGAGACCGCCAAGGGTGTATAAAACCGAAGATTGATGATATAATAAAGGGCATAGCTGTTACTTGTGCTATGCCCTTATTTTTATGCGACTTCCCGCCGGATCCGGACTGTAAAAAAGTCCTGTGATACCAGTACGGTGAGGTTCGTATGTGGTATGGGTAAGTTCACCACTTCAACTGTAAGCTCCCTATCCTCAAAGAGGGTGGGGAGTTTTGATTTATGTACGACTTTTGCTGTCATGCGATAACGCGGAAAGGAACAATCATGGAAAAAGTTATCATCGAAAGCTTTACCCTTGACCATACAAAGGTCATTGCCCCCTATGTACGTCTCATTGGGGAAGAACAAGGGGAACACGGCGATATTGTCTCCAATTTTGATGTCCGCCTGGCCCAGCCAAACAAAGAAGAAATCCCTACAGGGGGCATGCATACCTTAGAGCATCTTTTGGCCCTTTATCTACGCCCTCGCATCAAAGGATATCTTGACTGCTCTCCCTTTGGCTGCCGCACAGGTTTCCATCTCCTGTGCTGGGGCCACCATGATCC